TGCTAACACTGTTAAGAAAGATGTCAAAGCTCCAAAGGATAGAATTATCTCTATACGTCCTCAAGACATCGTAGTTAATGTAACGTCTTTAACGGAATAAAATAATGCTGAATGTCACAAAAAATATTTCGTCTTTTATCAAGGAACAGTTTCCTGATATCTATAGATATGACCCATCGCGCAAAAAGCCAGAAAAGCCAGAAGAGGCGCAATTTCTTATAGATTTTACAAAGACGTATTATGACTTCGTTGATGCTACTATGGATAGAGATATTCCTAAACTTAGGGATATTGATACCACTCTTGCCAACTTTCTGATATTCTTTAAAAAGAAGTATCTTCTTAACTTACCGTTGACAGATGCCAATAGTGATGTAGCTGATACTCGATTTATTATCAAGCACATTCAGGATCTATATACGCGAAAGGGTTCAGAAGAATCTCTCCGCTTACTGTTTAAGTTATTCTACAATACAGAGATCGAATTGTATTATCCTTCGATTGCAATCTTTAAAGCCTCAGACTCTGTGTGGGAAGATAAAATATATCTAGAGTTTTTCACCATTAATACTATGTTAGATTATCCTGTATCAAAAGGAGATAAGCTGACTGGTTCTATCACAGGAGCCTCGGGTTATGTAGACGAGATTATTTTTATTAACTACTCGGGTACTTTAGCACCTGTTGCATATCTCTCTAACGTCTCAGGTAAGTTTTCGAACGATGATTCTATAATGGTTACTAGAACATCAAATACTGGTATCACAACTAGCACGTCAGCCGGTAAGCTGATCAGGGGATCGATAACAGCACTGTCTATACTTCCAGGTGCTAGAGATGGTCAAAAACTTGGAGAAGTACTAAAAGTTAGATCAGCAAAAGCTGGTACAGGTGGAACTGCACTTGTGCGTGAGTTAGCTGAAGGAAATACATCTACTATTGGATTCGAACTTGATGCAGGTGGATTCGGATACATTACTCCTGTTAGCGGCAACACAGTTACACTCTCTAATCAAGTTGTCATTCTCCAGCAATCATTATCACCTACCATCAAAGTTGGCGACTCATTATATTCTCATGGTTCTGTAGTATCCGCAATTAGTGCTGACGGAGCAAGTATAGGAACTCCTGCTAATATTAGCGGTGGTGGTCGTGTCATTGAATACCAACATCCACTCGTTTACATCAATACCACAGATCAGACTCAGATACAATTTCTTACCTATGTCTATGATCAGCTAGTCGCGGCTACCAGCTCAGGCGTTGATGCTGAAATGAAAGCAATATTCAATACAGAGGTTGATGGCAGAAGGCTAGGTGTACTAAGAGATTCAATCACAAACGGTGGATACGATTCTGGCACTGGTCTGTACAGTACGGCTGCTGATGCTGCTAAATTCTTACTGTATAGAGAAGACCTTCTGGCTAATACTAACACTGCTGGTGCAGCCGCAAAAGCTCTGATCGAAGATAAGTTACTTCCTGCTGTATTTGCTACAGGCATAGGATATAAGTTTCTAACTCTTCCTGACAACGGTCAAGCAAATATTAAAGTTAGCGGTGATGTGACCACTGAGATGAATATGGTGCAGATAGGAGATTTTAATGAATCAGCGTCATACGAAATAAGTTCACTCGATGATGCCAGTATTGAAGAGGTTGTCTTTATTACAGATTTGGTTGGTGATTTTATTAACACGAAATTACAAGAAACAGTCATCGCTACAGCCATGCTTCAAAACAAAACCTATATTATTGATGATCTAGGCAGCACAACTCAAGATCACTGGCACGATGCTGCTGGAACTTCGAATACTGGTCCTGATTATGTAGTAGGCGATATTTTCACTTCAACCGCTGCGGCCGAGAGTGTTGATGGAGATGGAAAAGTTGTTGATGTTGACGATACAAATTATGGTATGAGTGGCACGTCACCTTTATCCGGTAGAGAAACTTTATATACTAAGTTTAAAGATGCGTTTACGCCACTTCAAGTTACAATCGGCACCATAGATGCTATAAGGGTCACACAAGACGTTGACAGCGTTTATAAGAATGCGGTATTCTCTGAAGTGGAGTACGACCCTGTTTCCAAATTTAATAAGACCAATGCCGTTCTCACGATTGATCCTAGTCCTAATATCCAAGTTGGAGATATAGTAACTCAGATAAGAACTATTGACAACCCCAAAGCACTTAAAGATTCTGATGCTCCTGCTCTCATTACGGATTATGAAGTTAAGGGGAGATGTGTCGGCGATGAAGAAGGTACTAACAACTTCAAATTTGTACAGTTGAGTTTTTATGACTTCGTTCCAACTTCAGGTGTGGGCAATGAACTTATAATCGAAAAAAATAATAGTAAACATACAATTACTAAAGTTTCTCGTGACGCCAATTCATTGCCAATGGGTCGAAACGCTATTGTTAGCACAACGGCCAGCTTATTGAGCGATCAGATAACAAAAGTTACTCCAGTAAAGTCTGGTTTCCAATACGATAATGGAGAAGAGGTCGATCTACTAAGATCAGTGACGGCTGGTAATTTTGTAGCAGGATTGGAATATATAATTACTGGGCTAGGAGAAGATCAAGAGTCGGCGCAGGCATTTGCGAACATTGTCGATCCTGAATTGGTGACTGTTCCAGAATCTGGCATTCTACCCGTTGGTACAGTATTTACTGCCACTGGCGCTGGAACCGGCACAGGGACTGCGGATACTCTAGTTGCTAGAGCCAAATTGACTACTTTAGGACAAGGACAAAAAGGTGGCAGTTGGCAAGACGCAACATCGTTTGTCAGTAACAATACTAAGGTGTTGCATGATAATTATTATTACCAAGAGTATTCATATGACATAGCATCTATCATTAATTCTGATAAATACACCACACTAGTAGATGATATTGTAGGAGTAGCGGGTACAAAAATGTTTAGTTCTCCTCTTATAAATACATCTAACGATATACTGTCATTAAAAATGGATGCCGAGCTTAAAGTGTGGAATATCAATAGTGCAGCTTATATTACATCAACGTCGGCTGCGACTTATACGACCGATGCCACGCCGGAAATAGTTACAATCAGTAATGTAGCCCTTGCTGATCCACGCACAGTCAATATAGCGAACAATGTTGGCATAGTCGATACCGATTTCAGCGTTATTTGTGCGCCAGATCCAGATATCAAGGTTGGCGATGTAATCAGGATCAGTGGCGAACTTGGTACGGGTGATGATCAGGCTACCATCACAGGATTGCCGACTGAGGATTCCCCAGTCTTTGGCTTTTATCTATTACTTGGGCAATTTTATACTGTCTCAAGTATCGATGTGACCGCTGATTTTGGCTTAACGGCGCCGGATGTCACTGGATTCACTTTAGTTAATGCTCTTGACGGGTCTGCTGTTGTCACAACACCGGGCAAGCTAGAAGGTTTAACGTTTTCGAAAGTTGCTTTCAGTCTTACTTGTTCTGAAACGGAGATGAGAATTGGCGATAAAGTTACGATGCATAGTAGTTCAGATGATTCTACCCAAGAGTATTATGTCTCAAGTATCGATGATTATGAATTTAGACGCCAGAATCGCGGTCCGGCAGATATACCGTCCTTTTTGTCAGACGATAGAGGTCTTACGTACACAGGTGTTACCGCATTTACTTTAGTCAGAGGTGACGGTGATGGCAAAATACTACAATCGGCACCCATTTATTTTGCAATACTAAGCGCAGGTCTAACGTTTACAAGGTTCACTGAAACTGATGGTGTAAAGATTTATACGACAGACGCACCTCTTGTTAATATGGGAGATATAAGCTTCACTTTAAACATTGATGATACTGATTTCAGTGTTACTTCAAGTGTTGGAAAGAATATTGCAGTTGGCGATAGAATCCAGATCAGTGGCGATAATACAGGAACAGGCAGTATTACTGGATACACTAGCGACAAAAAATATATGGTCTCAAGTATCGATGCAGGCACAGCATCTAATGTTACTGGATTCACTTTATTCGATCCTCCTCTTATTACCTCATTCGATACTCTCGCTGGAGCAAGTAGTTGGTGGGACCCTATTGGCACTGTAGTTAAAGATGGAAAACAGTGGTTCACCAACCCTAATCCCGATCAGGGCCCAGCTGCTGGGAGCAACGGTGCAACCGGGTCAGGAGCAAGAGCGGGTGTGTTTACTGATACAGGTCTTACTGATGTGTCGGTATCATCGACTCGGCACAGCGCACCTCGTGGGCACTCTGGTCCGGTTGTTTGTATAAATCCCGATGATACTAAGTTCGGGTTGGCACTCTTCCTTGAGGATTTCTACGGCACTGGTGCGCTCTCCTATGTCCTGTGGGAACTCGGTAGACAGCCTGATGATCTCGACCCGATATTATTTGCATTTGCTCCAAACCGTGTTGAGGGTCATGACGTAGTTCTGCGTATGGACGTAGAGGGGGGCATTCTGAAGTGCTACGCAGATGATGTGCTGATTACATGGATAGGTGGGTCAACTACTTATGACATATCC